CCCGAGACCGATTGCGTGGTGATGTTCCGACCCACCCAGTCACGAGCCCTGTTCGCCCAGATGATCGGCCGCGGGCTCCGCACGGCCCCGGGCAAGACCGATTGCCTCATCCTCGACCCCATGTGGATCGCCGGCGAGAACGTCTTCCAGCCCGCCGACGCCTTCACGATGCACCCCAAGTCCAAGGCCAAGCAGCGGGACGGCGGGTACGACCCCGTGGGCGAGGCCGATATGGTCGACCAGGAGACGGAGCGCGAGGTGGTCGCCCGCATCATCGCCGAGGCGTCCAAGGCCGAAGCCAAGGAAGCCCGCGAGAAGGGGCTTGTCGACCTCTCCACGGCCGTTTCCTGCTTCGGCTATGTCCTACCCTCGGACGAGGCCGGCGAGCCCGCCACCGGGCCGCAGAGGGGCATCCTCGAGTCCTTCAAGGTCTATGCTTCGGCCGGGATGACCCGCCTGCAGGCCGACTGGATGATTCGCAAGTTGCACCAGCGCCAAGCCCTCGGGCTGGCCACCGTGAAGCAAGTCCGCAAGCTCATCCAGTTCAACGTGAAGAACGCTTCCCTCTTGACGATGGCCCAGGCTTCGGCATCTATTAGCCGCGACTGGAGGATGTCCTACCGCCGATGAACGACTACACCCCCGAGCAATTGGCCGAGATCATCGCCAAGTACCGCTACAACGCCGTCCAAGACCGCTACCGCATCGAGCGGTTGACCATCGAGAACATCGAACTCCAGAAACAGGTCGAACAACTCAAGAAGCAAATCGAATTCAATGGCAAAGCCTCCTCTTAAATTGACCGAGTACGTCAGCAAGATGCCCCGCCGGTGCCACGCCCTGTTGGTCATCCTGGACGGCGGCAAGGTCGAGAATCCCGAGTTCGTCTGCTACCGCCGCGAAGGCGACAGCGACGAGTGCTTCACGACGGCGATGGCCAAGTGGCGCCGGCGCGTGCTGCCGACCCTCAAGCGATCCCACGTGGAGTTCTGGGAACTTCACAATGGCGAGCTGACCAAGGTTAACCTCCTCAACCGATGAAGACGAATTTCTGCGCCCTCAAGACCTTGCGACGCAAGCTTGGGGGGGCTATCGGACGAAACTGCCACGCCTCCTTCTCGCCCCAGGAAGCCGTGAAGATCCTTTCCTACCTAGATGAAAAATTCCCAAAGCCGAAGAACGTCCGGCGGCCGGCGTACGAAGACAAAGTCCTTTCCAAGCTCCGCGCCTAGCATCACGCGGGCGTGGAAGCGGTTCGTGGCCGTGGGGTGCTCCCACGGCATCTACGCCGACCCCAAGGCATTGGAGTCGGTGCTTCGTTTTATGGAGGGGTACAAGCCCACGGAGCGTATCCACCTGGGGGACTTCACCGATATGTCGGCCTTTATGGGAGGCTCCAACGGCGAGGGGGACGCGGTGAAGCCAGACCTTATGTCTGGCGTCGAATTCCTGGAGCGGATGAAGGCCACGCGAATCCTGTGCGGGAACCACGAAGCCCGCTTGTGGCGCGATCGCGGAAGCCACAACCAACTGCGGGCGATGGCGGCCGAGACGAGCATCGAAGCCATCGAGACGACGGCCTTGAAGCTGCACGCCCAGCTCTACCCCTACACCGGCATCTGGCAGGCCGTCCCGCTCGGTAACTTCGTCTTCACGCACGGCACGGTCTACAACGAGAACAGCGCCCGAGATATGGCCGAGATCTACGGGAACGTGATCTTCGCCCACACGCACAAGGCTAGCGTCCAGGCGGCCCGCACGTTCCGGCAGGCCATCGGGATGTCGGTCGGCACGCTGACACGCCGGGGGGCTATGGACTACGCGAATACGCGGCGCTCGACGCTGGCGTGGTCGCAGGGGTTCGCCTATGGCGAGTACTGCGAAACCGAGCTGCACCCGCAACTGCACATCCACGACGGGGGGGCTGAATGGAAACTCCCGCTGTAAAGGCCCAGCGGTTGCTGGAGCAACTGTACCGGCAACGCCAGGGCGAGATCGACGCGGTGCCGAAGGGCTATATGTCCGTAAAGCAATACGCCAAGTTCTGGAAGATGGGACGCACGAACACGGAGCGCCTGCTGAAGAAGGCGGTGAAAAACAAGATGGTCAAGGTCGTGCGGATCCGGCAAGTGGTGAACGGAAGATTGATGGTCTTGAGTTTTTACGGTTGACGCATACGGGGGGCGTGGCAAAGTCAGCACGCCACCAGTATGAAGCCAATTGCTTTCAAAGTTAGGGGGGGGGAACTACTCCGGCACCAAAGGAGGAGCCGTCCGTCCTAACGAAAAAGGCGGGACTGGAGCCTTGTGGTACATCGACAAGACCTTCACCATCGCCAGCACCCAAGACCAGTTCATCGCCGTTCCTGCAAACCTACAGCAGACCATTTCACCTATGAGCCAACCTACATCCACCCCTCAAACAAACATCCGTTTCCTCTCCGTCTGCAGCGGTATGGAAGCCGCGTCCGTCGCTTGGGAGCCCCTCGGCTGGAAGGCCGTAGGCTTCTCCGAGATTGAACCCTTTCCCTGCGCCGTCCTCGCACATCGTTTCCCTAACACACCAAACTATGGCTCACTCACCGAATACCAATCCTGGCCAATCGAACCTGGTTCAATCGACCTTCTGGTCGGAGGAACCCCTTGCCAGTCCTTCTCCGTCGCCGGACTACGCAAAGGGCTCGCCGACCCACGCGGCAACCTCGCCCTCGTCTTTCTTGGACTCGCTGATAAGCTCAAACCCCGCTGGATCGTCTGGGAAAACGTCCCTGGCGTCTTGTCATCGGACGGAGGACGGGATTTTGGTTCCTTCCTCGGGGCGTTGGAACAGCTCGGGTATGGGTGGGCCTACCGGGTCTTGGACGCTCAATACTTCGGAGTACCCCAACGCCGTCGTCGAGTCTTCGTTGTCGCAAGTCTTGGAGGTCGGGACGCTGCCGCCTCGGTTCTTCTTAAGCCCGAAAGCGTGTGCTGGGATCCTGCGCCGCGCCGGAAAAAGGGAAAAGAAGCTGCCGCCGATGCTGGAGCAGGCGTTGACCCGCGTGGTTGCTGGTGGGACGGAGGACAAGTAAGCCAGACGCTCGACGCGGTGCTCCAGAAAGGGCAGACGATGCCCGAGAAGAACCGTTTTCCTGCGGTGCTCCAGCCAGTCTGCGTGACAGGTTCGACGACTCATTGCCTTACCCGATCTATGCATAGCAGCGAAGACGGCACCGGCAGAGGCACTCCAATCGTCATTGACAGGGCGGCCTTCAACCAAGGCCAGAATGCCCTTTACACCCCAAGGATTGAAGAGACGGAATTGATGGACACGCTTGTGTCCAAAGGCCCGCACGCCGTAGGCGTACCGCCATCAATGGCCGTCCGTCGCCTCACCCCTGTCGAGTGCGAGCGGCTTCAGGGCTTTCCCGACAACTGGTCGCAAATCCCCTGGAAGGGCAAGCCAGCAGAGGAATGCCCCGACGGCCCACGCTACAAGTGCGCCGGCAACTCGATGGCCGTCCCTGTGATGCGCTGGATTGGAGAGCAGATTGCCCGTTTTGAATCACAGAAAATTTGAACAAGGATAGTGCCGATCACACAGCGGGGCTCTAACGAGCAGCGACGCAATGGGGCTTACCGGTACGCCGAAATCTATCCTTGTTCTCCCTTTATGAAATACGCAAAGCACGCCATCCGCATCGAACCAGCCGAGTATTATGACTTGGCCATCGTGGGGGTGTCTTCCGACAAGGTGTTGATTTATTCCAAATATAGGCTGATTGCGGTCTGTATGATGGAACAAGGCTTTGACTACGAAACCGCATTGGATTGGGTTGAATTCAATATTGAATTTATTCCTAACGATACGAAACCAGAGTTCCGCGTATCCTACGCAAAGAAGTACCAATGGGACTTGCCTTTGGACTTTGAGAAGATCAAGAAGAGATCTCGCCACCAATACCGATGACCTTACAAGACCGCATCACGGGAGCCCGTGCCTACCTCGCCAAGCTGCCTCCGGCCATCGCCGGCCAGGGCGGGCATCCCGCCACCTATCGTGCCGCCAGCATCCTGGCCAACGGCTTCGAGCTTGGCTACGAGGATGCCTGGACGCTGCTCAACGAGTGGAACGTCACCCATTGCTCGCCCAACTGGTCGGAGAAGGACTTGCGGCATAAGCTCAACGACGCCTTCGTGAAGCCCCACGAAAGACCCCGCGGTTGGTTGGCCAAGGGCAAGGAGCGCCGCGTTGGCGCCAACGGCCGGCTTATCTTCGACCCGAAGGCCGTCGCCGAGATCGTGCAGGCCCAGACCCCGCTCTGCACGGCCGACGTGCTCATCCATTGCTTCAAGGACGAGGACGTCATCTGCATCACCAACGAGGCCGGTCAGACCGATGAGGGCAAGTGGTTCCCGGCGTCCAAGGGGATGTTCCTCACCCGTGCCGAGTGGCTGGCCAAGTTCTTCGGCCCCGACGCCAAGGCGGCCAAGCATTTCAAGGACACCGAGCAGGGTGCGTGGATCCGCATCAACCCGTTCAAGAAGGACGACTTCACCGGCACGGACGCCGCGGTCGCCGAGTTCCGGCACGTGCTTGTCGAGTTCGACAACAAGTCGAGGGACGAGCAGCTCGCCATCTTCCAGCAGTCCAACCTTCCCATCAGCCTGCTCGTCGAGTCGGGCGGCAAGTCAGTCCACGCCTGGGTACGGGTGGACGCAGCCGACAAGGCCCAATGGGAGGAGCGCCGCAACCGCGTCTACGAGTACCTCGCCGACCACGAACCAGATCCCCAGAACAAGAACCCTTCCCGCTGGTCACGCCTCGGGGGGATTATGCGTGGGGACAAGGAGCAGAAGATCGTGGCTTTCAACATCGGCGCCAAGGACTGGGACGACTTCACGGCTTGGTCGGAAGGCCAGGACGTGCCGGCAGACCTCGGGCTCGACGTCCTGCTGAACTACGACTTCAAGAACGACCCCAACAAGATGGTCGGCAACGGCCGCTACCTTTGCAAGGGGGCTTCGCTGCTCATCACCGGGCAGTCGGGCATCGGCAAGTCGTCCTTCGTGATGCAGATGGCCTTGTCGTGGGCGACGGGTCGGGAGCTGTTCGGCATCCCGTGCGTGCGCCCGCTCCGCATCGGCGTCGTGCAGGCCGAGTGCGATATCGGGGATCTGTCGGAGTCGCTCCAAGGCGTGTGCTCTGGGATGGCCTTGCGTCCTGCGGAGTTCGACCTCGTCCGCGAGAACCTCAAGTTCTTTATGGAATCGGGCAAGACCGGCAAGGACTTCACCGACCTCGTCCGCAAGCTCATTACCCGCCACAAGCTGGATATGATCGTGGTCGACCCGTTGCTGGCCTACATCGGCGGGGACATCAACAAGCAGGAGGTTTGCTCCAATTTCCTGCGTACCCTCATCGACCCCATCCTCAAGGAGACGGGCTGCATTATGGTCATCATCCACCACGAAGGTAAGCCGAAGGCCAAGGAGGTGCTCGAGGAGCAGACCATCTCGGATATGATGTACAGCGGTACCGGGTCGGCAGAGTTAGTGAACTGGGCGAGGGCCACGATCACCGTGCGCCGCGAGTCCAAGGACAAGCCCATCTTCTCGTTCAACCTCACGAAGCGAGGCAAGGAAGCCGGGATGCGTCACCCCGACGGCAAGCCCACGCTGTCCATCAAGCTGAAGCACGCCGACCACAAGGTGCTCTGGGAGGTCGCCCCGATGGCGCCGGCCTTCGAGCTCTTGAAGGTGGGCCAGCAGTACGCCTACTATGCTACCAAGCCCCGCCTATCCCGCAAGGCGCTGCTGGACGAATTGACGGGGGAGCATAACCTCCAGTTCGCCCAGGCAGAGTCGCTTATCAAGGCGATGGTGACGAATGCCATCCTTCGCCCGCGTAAGGTGGGGGCTGCCCTGTACTACGAGGGGACGAAGGTCGAGGACGCCAAATCCGAATAAAGGAAGACCGCCCCGTGCCTTTCGGTAGAGGGGGCGGCCGTTATAAGTGTTTAAACCCGCTAGGAAGCCTTTTGTTTCCAAATCCGTATACAGACCGCCACCCCGACACCAAAACAGCCTACGGCCAAAGCCCAGCCCAAATCCCGGCAAGCCTTGAGGGCCATCGTGGCCGACGATAGGTTGTGCTCGAGGTTCTTGTCGTCCGACTTGGTGCCGGCGTCCGTGATCAGCATAACCATCGCATTGGTGTCCTGGAACGAATCCAAGACGAACCCGCAGATGTAGGCGGTGGCGATGGCGGCTAGGGCAGAAAAAGCCACCAAGCCAGCAACAGCAATAAGGAGATTAGCATCACTTCCGCTTGCGCTTTGCTTTGCCATTGGAACCTCCCTTCACCTTGGACAGTTCGGCTTCCCCCCGCTTCTTGACGTACTTGAGCAGGAAATCCAGACATTCCGGCGCGGAATACCCGCTTGCCCCGATGACGGCCATACGAAGGCCAGGGGACTGGATGTGGTCTTGGATGCCGTAGCCGACGAGCGCGGCGGTGATGGCGGCGGCCGAGACGCGACGTACGACCCAGCCAAAGGTGACGGGCTCCGTGGACAGGAGCAGGCGGGCTGTCATTGCGAGTCCCCCCAGCACCGAAGCCACCAGCCCATCCTTGACGATGGCTTGGGTCTGGTCGTGGTC